GAAACGTGACAGTAACATTGCTAATACAGATGAAGACAAAGGTGAAGGTGATACTGATTATGCAAAAAGAAAGAAAGAAGAATTAGACCTAAAGAGAACTGAGTTACAAGGTGATGAAACCAACTTCCTCGGTATGCAAAAAATCACTGCAAAGAGTATCATCGATGATAACACCTACGAGGGTGGTCAAGGTTTTTTTGATACTGTAGGTAATCTCTTACAGGGGTCATCAGAAATATACTTTGACAAACTTAATCAAGATGATGCACTTCTACGTTTAGACCAGTTAATGGCTGCAGATGATTTGATTGGTGATGATTTATCAAAAGAAGATAGAAAACAATTAGACCAAGAACTCAGAGATGCACAAACAGCTGCACAGAAACAATTAGAAGACATGCAATCAGAGACAGGTGAAAGAGTTACACTTGAAGAGTTAGGTAAGTATTACGACTTTGAAGTGTTAGGTGAGAACATGTTGAAGAACATACAACCTCCAGCTATGGTAACAACTGATAATAGTGTTATCAATAATAGTACTACGATTACTAGTGCAAATCCAAGACAATACGATAATGATATAGATAGAGCTCAAGGAGCTGCATACACTTAATCTATCTTATCGTAGTACTTTGTTTTTCTAGGTATGATTTTGGTTTTGTCCGAATGGACTTTTGATGAGGCACCTTTTGGTGTTACTTTTCTGACTTTTATTTCGGGTTCTTTCTTACCAAAGATTTTCTCCCAATTATCTGCATAAGATTGTTCGTCTGAGTTCCGTCTCTTGGAACCTTTTCCACCGTGCCATTGTTTAGACATTACTTTCTTCTGTATGTATTCTTTGCTTGTAGTTTGTTTAGTTTCTTTCTACGTTTCAACTGATTGTTAATGATGTTTCTTTCTTCATTAGGTTTAATGTAGTATCTTCTATCACGAACTTCTTTCACAGTTCCATCTCGTTCAGCTTTCTTCTTGAACTTACGGAATATCATATCAAAGGTTTCAGGTCTACGTTCTTGTTTCTTATTGAAATCTTTTCTGAAATCTCTTTTTGTATTTTTCATATATTAGTTTCTATTAAAATGTATAGTCGCCCCGTCTTTTACAGCATTCCCGCTCTATACCAACAAACTCCGCGTAATTTTAGTAACCCAACAATACTAATGTTACCAGTTTGTTTTTCCCTTACTATGTGACCCCAAGACAATCGCATCCACGTCGCAACCTCGTCCATAGTTCGTTGATACCTTCACATGTTTCATCATATACTTAGAAGTATCAACCCCTCAAAACTCGATTAGGAGTCTGCAGCGAGTTTCTTAAAGTAACTCATTGCATCATCTTCATCTACTGAAGTGTCTGCAGTAGGGATAGCAGGTTCTTCAGTGACATTGTTATTGACACCTTCCCATGGTGCTGTTACTGTATCTTCTGAGATTGTCTCTGCAGTTGATGTTGCAACATTACCAGTAAGTCCTAGTGTTCTATCGAGTCTTTCTTTCAACTCTTCATAAGATTTGAAGTTTTCAGGTGCTACAATTTCTTGTAAAGGGAACACAGACTCGTAGATACTATTTAGTTCATTCTCATCTGTTGATAATGCAGAAAGTGAATCAAATTCTGATTTATCATAGTTCCAATAACCGTCAACTTTTCTTATTTTGATTTTGAAGTTTGCACCTTCATCTCTCAAGTCGAAAGGATTGATTGCTTTTTCATCTTCGAATGCTGGAGAAATTGCTTCTTTCAACATCTCAAAGATTTTTTTGCCATATCTGTATTTGAACACTTTACCTTCGTTGTGTGGATTTTTTGGGTCTGAAATAACATGGATATTGGACACATAGTGTAAACGTCTTTTTTGTTTACGTGCAATTTCTTTGTTTGCTTCAATCCCAGTGTTCCATAACTGAGTGTTGTATTCAGACACAGGGTCTTGTTTACCAATGGTGGTTAATGATTTCTCAATATACCATCCACCTGGCCCTTGGAACCCATGGTCAAAGTAAGATACCCAAGGCATCTCTTCACCATCGGGTGTAGGAAGAAACCTAATTACTGCATAACCATTTCCACTCTTGTCGAGTTCAGGTTTCCAGTAGTTTTCGGTTTCGTTTTTAAGATTATCACTTTTAGGTGATGTAGATGCAGCGTTCATTGCTGCTCTTAATTTATCTAGACTATCGTTTGGCATTGTATTCTCCTATTTTATTAACAATTGTATTAGTCATTTTATCATAACGGTCATAGTCGGGGGTTCCTTTAGTCCACTTCAAAAGATGTGGTAAGTAACCCTCTCCTAATATCCATCTCTCACTACTTTCATAATAAGAGAGTTTAGTATAATCGATTTCTTCCATTTCGTCAATAGACTTTTTGAAATAAATCTTCTTATCTTTATATTCCTCACATAGTGCAAGGAACTGAGCTCTCTGAATGTCTTTGACACCCATCCACTCCTCATATTTAGGTTTGTAATTTACTGAACCTTCATATACATTTGACACATCATCGGTAAACAATGCATCGAAACCTGTTAGTGTTATCTCATCATGACCATTCTGAAATGCATATGCAATTGCAGAAGGCCCCGACATTAAGTTCTTCATTATGTCGTTATTGTAGATAACAATGTTGTCTACGTGTTTAGAGTTGACACCTAGAAAAGACACATACTTGTCTATCTCTAAGTCACCCTGTATGACTAGTAAATCATCATCGTCATGTATCTCTTCAATGACTTCTTGTCCTTCATGTCCTAGTCGTAACATGTCGACATGTTGCATGGGTATGAAACTCATATCACCTACAACGAACTTGTTCTCTTTATAGTATCCATTATGAACTATCTCTCTATGCATAGTTATGTCGATACTGAATAGTAGGTCGGGTGTATAACCATCTCTATAGATTGCATTACATCCCCACCAATTGGATTCGGGGATGATTCTACTCTTACCGTTTCCTACTATTGTGAGCATAATTCTAAAAGTTTTTGTTTCATAGTGTTGATGTTGTATGACATGAATGTTTTATATTTTTGTATCCTTCTATGTACATCGGGATACACTATGTTTTCGTTTATTAGTTTTAACCAGTCATCACTGTAGTGTGTAACATCATCCAGTATACACATTGTCTCAATAGAAACATCACCTGCTAAGTAAGACCTTAGTAACCTAGGGTGTTGTCCATCAACTACTTTGAGTTGTGTTTGGATTTTAAACTTAAGTAGAAGGTCTGATATTTCTTGTTCAAATAAGTACGACAACTTTTGATTACGTTTCTTCCAGTCCTTATAAACTTTGATTGATGTTTCGTCATTAACCAAGTCGACTGCATACGAATCTTTAAGACAAAGATTTGCAACATAAAAGTCCTGTAAGTTTTGCCCATATAGTTTGAACAGTTTTCCAAAATGATACTTATCTTTTCTTTTAAGAAATGCATTGATGTCTCCTCTTACTTTACCATTATACTTTACAAAGTCGTAGTCTGAATAGAAGTGTAACTTTATTCCAAGATAAAGTTGATATGCATCATATCCTTCACGACTTGTCATCTAGGATATAATCTTAGATTTTGGTACTTGAATTTGTCCTGTTGATTCTTTGAAAGCGTCTGCAACTTTTTCATTAGTTGGGGTCATAAACACTATCGAAGAAAATACTACATCGTTAGGATTCTCTTCTCCTGTTACTGCAATACCTTTTGCAAATCCCATCTGACCTGTTTCGGGATTCGATAGAATCATACGTGGGTCTGTAATTTGCACAGAACCATCTTCGTTCAATGCATTTAACTTACCTACATACTCTCCACTTGTTGTCACTATTGTGACGATGTCACCTTTATCCATAATATACTCCTATACTGGAAGAACACCTTGACTGGATGTTCCTCGATTAATTAATCTAAGTTTGTTTGCTTCTGCCTCTAACCGTTCTTTTAGTGTCGGGGTTAAAAGTCTCTTTGCACTTTCGGGTTCAATGTTATTGGTTTCACATACTTTAATAATTGCACCCATCACATCTTTACTTGCATCTCTACTCCTACCTAGGATTTCTTCGACCTCATTTGAGAATTCTTTTTTTGTTATCATACTATACTCCGTATAAAGATTCATATCTCCCACGTAACTTAACTAAGTCGTTAATGTATCCGTAAGGTTCTGTCATAAACATTTGTGAATACCCACCTTCGATTGCAACGATAGTCACAAGATTAGTTGGTTGTTCACCCGTCAATTCGTTTACCATACATGCATAAGCTGTCTCTTGCATAAAGTATGATTTGATGTATTTCTCATCTTTGTGTTTTGCACTTGTCTTGAAGTCAATGATACATAGTTCATCTTGGAACACACCGATACAGTCTACACGACCTGCCATACGTAACTCATCAGACCATAGAGGTGCTTCAAGTGCAATAGGTTGAATCTCATCCAACACTGGTTGCACTGCATTAAACATTTCTAGTTGTAAGGGATTTTCGATACCGATATCATCTGTCTCTGCACGTAAGTAATTTTCAAAGATATTATGCATCTTAGTACCACGTCTCGATGCACCTGCTGTAATCCTGTTTGCTTTCTCTTCACCAATACGTTGTCTCCACAACTTGATGTGTTCTCTTGTTTCTAATCCGATTACAGTAGTAACACTTGGGTACTTGTTACCATCGGGTGTATTATACATTCTTTGACCACCATCGGTTTGTTCCGAATAAACATTTTCGATATGTTCTAGGTCATGTATGTCGTAATAATATCTCATTGGTTCTATCATTTTACTTCTTCCTCGACTGTAAGTCAATATGTTTTTGAATAATTTCCTTACTCTTTATTTCTTTTGCACTACGTTTACGATACTGGTCTAGGTTAGAACCTTTGTTTGCATCTGCAACTTTACTTAACACTTCTTTGAAACCATCGTCTGCTTTTACTCTGTCACCATGACCACCTACGATGGAAGGTGTTCCAAGTATTACTTGTTTAAGGTGTGGGTTGTCTAACTTGAACTGGTCAAGTTTAGTATATGACATTGAATGTTCTTCAATCTCACTTGTTTCATTATTTAAAAAATCGTATAGGGGCATCACTTGCTCATAAAATTAGGTATTGGTCTATCAGTCCACTTTGCAAAATCTTTCTTGTAGACCTGATAGTATTTATGGTATGCATCAATAGACTTATCAGTCTTAACATCATCGGGCATACACTGTGGAGGTTCTCTCCAACTACCCAATTCAATATTCATGGGTAGTTGGTCGAGTAACACTCTAAGTTTTCTATCTGTTTCATGTACTCTACCATAACGGTAAGTATACTCATCACATAGTGCAATAAACATATCGTACATGTATTGATACTGGATTGCATTTTCACGAACCCATATTGCACTTGGGTGTTTGATGTGTGAAGCTTTGTATAATACACTCTGCATTTTTCTGTCTTGCAAACGATAACGTTTAATGTTTCTACCATTTGCAGTCTTGTCTAGGTACTCCTCACCGTCTAGTATACGATGTGCAGTCGATAACATTTGTGCATACTCGATAACCATCTTGACTACATGTTTGTCACAGTGTAAGTGTGATGAGACTACAGGGTCTTCGTTCAGATAAAATATATTCATAATTATTTAAATACCTTGAATGTACCGTCATTCGAAGTTCTATCAAAGATGTTTAGTTTATCTAAGTTGTGAAGTTTCTCGATTGCTGGTATCATACCATACATCTTAACTTTACCTCTCTTCAACTTTCCACCTTCGTTGAAACATGAACGTACATTCTCAATTGATTCCTTAACATCGATGTGACATTTTAGTGTTCTTTTATTATACTGTTCTTCGGGGTCTGATGTCAATACCCCTGCGTGAAAAACCATCCTTACTTCAACATCATTGTCGACTGCTATCTTACAAGATGCAAGTAAGTGTTTGTGTGCAAGGTCATAAGATGTAGGGAAGTAGATAATCTTTGTATCATCTGTTATGTCTATACCTTTTTCATATACAGGGACATAGTTGTTTTCCTTACACCATCCTTTTGCTTGGTTGTTATCAAAAGGTATTGCTCTCAATCCTTCATAACTTTCTGATTGCATCATTACTGATAGTGCAACTAGTGTTGCATCTCTATTACTGAATGGTCGTCTCTCACACATCTCATCTATCCTACTCATTACAGTGTCGAATGCTTGTCTCTCATTCTTACCTTTGAATGATATCCATCCATTCTTGACTGCTCTAAGACACTCAGTCTTGATATCTTGAGTCTTGATTGGAGTGTAAGTTCTTTTCTTATCTTGTGACAACTGACCTGCTACTGATAAGTTATCTTTGATTCTAGAATCGGATGCACCTACCTTAGGTACAAACACGTATGCCATGATGTCATCAATAAACTTTTTATCGAAGACTCTATCTCTACCGTGACCTGTAATGTATTCATAATACTCTACACTAGGGTCGGGTTGAAACACACATGAAAGTGGTTCTAGTAAGTCGAACCCATCATCGAAACTAGAGTAGAGGTCATTCTCTTCTTGTTTAGTGTGAGCTCCACCTGCTCTTGATTCCTGTCCAAAGGTATCATCACCTAATTGGTTATTGACAATACTTCTAGATAGAATACGTGGTGAGTTACCCGATAGTTCGATAGAATCGAATTCCTTAGAAAGGATTGGGTATCTTGTTTTTTGAAAATGTTCAACGTGAAGTTTTAAGTGTTCTTCAGTGAACGGGTTTGATTTGTCCAAGGGGACGATTAAGTCAATCATAAATTCTCCTGTTTTTGGTGAGGACGGTGTTTGCCTTCCTCTGATTTACTATAATATATTTAGTATAATATAAAACTCTAAGATTGTCTAGAGGTTTTTTATATTTTCTAAAACTTTTTCTACTTCTTTCCATGAGAGGTGTCCAATAACATCATGTGTTATAACGGTTGAGAAATCCAACTCACCTTCGTTGAGAACTGCAAGTTCCCATAATCCATTCTTACCACCATAACTGAAATCGTGTTTTACTACACTTGCACCATAACCATTTGGAAATGCATACTTATGTTGAACACCATTATTAATATAGTCCGTATCTGAAAGGAACTCTCTAAATTTTTCTACTGTATCATACATCATTTATAAAATATGTGGTTGTTAATAATTACAGTCTCATTCAATGAGTCTGCCCAATATGGATACACCGTATCTGCATGATAGTGTGTTGCACCTTCAGTGAAGTCTGCAAAGTCTCCATTTAAAACTCTTGATGCAGTTGCAAGTGAAAACATCCACGTTGCACTATCAACAGGGTCGTCTGATTTACCATCACAGAACCAACTGAACTGACACTTATGTCTAACTGGTGTAAGATTACCTTTCCAGTTTTCCTTCCATAGTGCCTGATAGATAACATCACACACATTGTCGGGATAAGAGTTATGTTCAACCCTGTTTAATACAACAAGTGAAACTGCAACCTTACCTGCTACAGGTTGGTTACCAGCTTCAAAGTATATGTTCTTTGCCATGCAAAAAACTTCTCCGTTAGCATCATATGCTTTTACCGTTTGTGGAAACAGTAATAGTGACATGAGCATTGCACCAAACATCATACCAGTTAAGAATGACTTAAACATATTCTTACCATTGTATTTCATTTGACTGTCAATAGCATCACCCCACTTACTTTTCAACATCATCTCCATCTTTTCGTTTTTCCCATGGAAAGGGTTTGTTGATATGTAAACCTGCGAAGGTTAATGATATCATAATCACACATAATAAAAACCCACCAATTGCACTAATCTGTACTACTTCCTGTTCCATATTAATACCCACTCGTTGTATGTGCATACTCATCGGGACAATCTTCTTCTCCACAGACACATGAGTTTTTCTCTAAGTCAAGTTCACCTTGATTAGGATTCATGTCCTGTGCATTAGTTGTTCCATAAGTTGCAAGATTAAAAACGTCATCTGCTGATAACTTACCGTCTGTACATTGTGCAATTAATTTTGCACTTTCATAATTAAGCGACATATCTTTCTCCATTGTAATTATATCCATTTTTGTTATAACTGTCTAGAATCAAGTCAACTACATCAGTTGCCCATATTGATTTACCACCAACGTGCCAATCATATTCTTCTAAAGGAACTCTTCCATCCTTCCAATTATAAATTGTGACTGTTTCATATTCCCAGTCGTCTTTGTCGATTCCATCGATGGTGTCTGCATCGTAATACTTTGCATCGATGACCCACTCACAATTGACCTTATCATTTGGGTCTGCACTTGTGAATGTAGGTGGGCCAAGAACCTCAATCAACCTATCATAGGTTGTTGTTTTGTATCCCTGTAGGGAAGTTCCACCCGATGTCATATCGGGAGAACACACTTCGTAATCTTTAATAATCATTATGCAACCTCCAACTGAGATTCTGCAATCTCTGAAATAAGTTGGTCTGCATGACCGTTCCATTCGGGATGGTCGGGAGTATCAAACGGACTCTCCACAACCTCGATATTGGTAATGTAGTCAAATGAACCATTCATTCCATTGAACCTGTTCACATGTTTCATAACCAATGCAGCCACACTTGCCTCAGTCAAACTAGGGTTCTCGTAATAAGAGTGTTGACCCTCACCATATGCAT